TCTCTTTTATCTTTCCGTCAAGTTCTACAAAATAATCAATAAACCCGGTAATGAACTCCAAAACCCCTTCTAATATTTGGGTGAATCCATCGATAAGTGCATTTAGAATGTCACCTATCGGGAACATGGCATTGACAAAATCAGCTGCTGCTATCGCTGCCCCGGTGATCGTTTCTAGCACTTTCCCAGGCAACTCGGTAAACCATTTTGCAACGTCTAACCAATTAACCCCGAGAGCGGACAGGATCAGAGTGGGAGGGAATATTACGCCCAGGATGATGGAAACAATTGTATTTGGATCGATGCTCGAAACAGCAGTAAGAACTTTCCCCGGTATCTCTGAAAAGAATTTAAGAACGTCATCAAGCCCAACACCCATTTCTGCTAGGATTTTTGCAGGTGGAAATATCGCCCCGACTATTCCGAGCACGATATTTACCGGGTCAATGCTGGTAATGAATGACAATATTTTGTTTCCGATGTCTGCAAACCAATCCCCGATCTGTGGAAAAAACTGGTTCAGTAACATCAGGATACCGGCAGGCGGGAAGATAATACCCACAATAATTTCAGCGATGCCTATTCCACCAGAACCGCCGAGAGCGTTCATGATGGTTTGCGGTAAGTTCGTGAAAAAGTCTAAAATCCCCTGGAACGCTTTCCCAATATCGAATGTTTTGAGCCAGTCTGCGAATGCTGCCCCCTGTTCCATGATCCATTTGAAAACGCCAAGTTCATTCAGCGCCCAAATGGCAGCAAGCCCGATCCCGAGCCCCACAATAAGGGGTAAAAATGGGATAAGTGCGGGAAGTAAGGACGTTGAAATTACTCCCCCCATACCCCCCATCCCACTAACAACACTACCAAGACCGGTAACTATTCCACCAGATGAGATTATCTTTAATGCCTCCCCGATTCCTTCCAAGGTGGTAACCCCCCCACCAATGGCGGGTAAAACATCCCCCATGCCTGACATCGACCCCACAACATCACCGAACGGTTTTACAACTTCGCCTAGATATGATGAAAATACACTTAGTTGATTATTGAACTTTTCCTGCGTTGGTACTGCATCATTCGCTATCTGTGCATATTTATCAGCCTTTCCAGCAGAACTTTCTACCTTTTCGGATATTGTAGCCCATTCATCCTTCGATATGCTTAACGCTTTGGTGAGTTCTTCGGTTGATATTTTCCCGTCTTTATTCGTGTCGTTTGACTCATCAAGCGCACCTTTCAATTCAGATATCGCTCGCCGTCCAGTAATCCCCTTATCTGCTAATATCCCAAGTGTCTTCGCGAAATCATCAGAGGAGATACCGGCGTCCTTAAATGACGGGCCAACCAATTTTGCCGCCTGGGCAAAGTCATCCACATTTAATTTTGTTTCTTTAAACAGGGTTGCAAGTGGATCGATCTTTCCGGGTATTTTATCAACGCCATCACCAAGAGCGGCAAATGCAGGTACAAGTGTTTGTGCAAGTCCATCTGCACTTTTCCCCGTTGCATCCGCCAGGGTATCAATGGCAGACCCAACCTCTTTTAATTGATCTTTAGAAGTTATTCCAGACCGCCCAAGCTCAGTCAGCATTGCCGCAGCTTCAGACATAGGAGTATCCGCAGATGTCATAGAGCGGATAAGTTCTTCCATTGCCTCTTTCGGCAGACCGGTCTGTTCTGCCAGAGTTCCGGCTGCTGAAGATAACTCATTATAGGTATCAAGAGGTCCCTGCAACTGAGTTGAAATGACAGACAGCCCTGCCCCAGCATCTACAACAGCTCCAAGGGCGGTTTTCATTTTACTAGTAGATTCGCCCAGGGTTCCGCTCACCTCATCTTTGAGGCGAAGAATAACAAACAATTCAGCCAGGCTGCCTTCCATTATTTCTTCTCTCCGTAAATCTCAATCATCGCCGAGTAAAGGAAAATTATCTCTTCTTCGCTGCACGTTTCCAACTCGTGCGGGAATTTTCCAAGTTTTTCACAGATGTAGTATAACCATTTCCCAGGATTGCTTTTAGCGAAATCTGCTTACCATCTCTCGCTTTTCGTTGATATTGGAAATAACCCCGGTAATGATAGCAGTTTTATCCCTGGTTGATATCTGCCCTGACGCGAAGAACTCGTATGATAGAGACGGATCCACACAGATCTTACCCAGTAACCGGTTCAGCCGATCATATCCCTCTGCTACCATATCTACCTCGGTGCCGAGTGTGTCTATGTCCTGCCCGCCAGACTGAAACGACATTCCTGCCCGGTAGATATCTGCCTGTAGTTTTAAGAGTTCAATAACTTCAGAGTCTGTCGGAACATACACTTCTATTTCCAGCCCGCCATCCAGGGGAACAATGATAATTTCAGCGTGTGCCCGCCGCATCAGGCGCTGTGCAATGTTTGAGAACTCACGCTGATCTCTCGCATTATTCATCATCCTGCTCTGAAAATTGGATGATATTTCAGGGTTATCTATCTGCTTGAGCACCAAGATCTATCAACCCTATGAACTGGATCCTTCCCACTCGATCAGATACCCAATATCAATCGTGAACGAATCGGTATAGGTTCCTTCGGTCGGGAAGTCCTGGTCATGCCCGCTGAACGATACGTCAATGCAACCCCACTTGTGAACCACATTTCCGGAAGCGTCCAGTTTCTTACCGACAAGACAGATACTATCCTTAAATCCGGTGATCTTGTTTGACCAGATGTATTCGCCGGCCTTCGGTCCAACCGTCCTGGCACCCACGAAGATCGTCTTAAGTGCAGAAGTCATCTGAAGCTGTGAGAACGATCCAGAGTGTTCAGTTGTTCCGGTGATCGTGATCTTGTTCGTCTGACCGTGTACCGCCTGCTTTTCGGTTGAAGCTTTGGAACTGGTCTTAAAGTCCTGGGCTGAAGCAACATGAGTAAGCCCGGTGGTATCGGTGTCGATGTAATACACATCAACGACATCAGCGAGAGTAATCCCTGAATACTTGATAAAGTCTATCCCGCTGGTTTCTGTTGCTGGCGTGGTTGCATCTGTCTGAAACCCGGTATATGCTGTCTGAACATTGTTGACGACAACAACGCACATACCATAATCAGCGGTCTTTGCAAGGGCGAACCCACCGGCAGATACCATGCTTGCATCTATCGTTTTGGTTTCAGATGCAGCAACGGCGCCACCATACCATTTTACTTCCGGGCCTCTGCTGAGGTCCGATGCGGTAACATCTGTCATTTGTTATACCTCTCTGTAAACTATCGAAACGTCCACGGGAACATGATACCAGCCGGATGGATCCTCTATCGTTCTCGTTCCGCCGGTGACGGTTCGGGAAACGATATCATAGGAAGTTGTGCTTACGGTCCACCGTTCCGGCGTCATGTTCAACCGTGGTTTGTGAAGTGCAGCGATAACCGCCGCTGCAACGGTTTCCACCTGGCTTGGTGATCGTATCCCGTCAACTACTGCCGGGTTTGACCAGCAGGATATCTGCACCCTGGCTTCCCATCCTTTGTTAGCAGACTTGTCAGGCACCCTTGAAACCGGATGAACCGTGATCGCTGGCAGGGCTGGGTTAGTGGGCAGGGCGTCCACGTAGATCCTGGTTGATACGAGAGCGGTGATGGCTGACGTATTCGCGAGTTTGGATCGAACCATAGCGGTTATCATTTGCTATACCTCGCGATTGCTGCTTTTAGTTCGGCCTGCACGTCTTCCATTACCTGATCCTTGTTCTCGTCAAATGCCGGGCGAAGGAACGGGTGCGGATGGGAACCATACCAGATCACCGAGTCACCCCGCTCGATGCCGAAGATAGCAGCCCATTTCCGAGACTCTACTTTCCAGAGCCACGGGATCTTTTTGGCCTGGCTTCCCCCCGGTCCGGTTGCATACAGCCCGGTACCGTATTCGAGATAAGCTGCATGTTTCTCTGAAGACCCGGTTTTGATAATCGACGCCCCGTTCTCAAACACGTCCTGAGTGTTGATTGATGCGGTAAGGATTCCGTTGTCGTTGTGCTCTCGTGCCTTTTCCTTCGCAGCAGCCTCAACATTCAGCCGCATGGCTTTCTTGCCGGCTTTCGTGAGTTCTTCCGTCAGGTTGGCACCCAGAGCAACCAGTTTTCTCTGTAACTCATCCATGCCAGTGATAGTTACTGCTGCTGCTGCATCTGTCACCCAACCACCTCAAGATCACAGAGAATATGCGATACTGTCGCATTCTTCAGAATTGCAGGTCTCGGAACGCCTTTTATCCGGTACGTCTTTGTGTATCCGGTTGATAATCCTACCAACTCTTTTCCTTCGGTTATTGACGTTCCGGCAGGCAGAACAACCCCTAACGTCCTTACCGGCTGATGCCCCGAGTCAGAATGCTGAATGTTTCCTTTCTGCATGACGAACCGACATGAAACCGTTGAATATGACTTTGTGCCGGTTGTTATGTTCCAGGCATCCGCAGTCCCGCCGGTAGATCCGCTCTCAATGTTGCACGAATGAACCAGCAAAGACTTTGGATATGGCATTATACCTCTGAATAGAATGTTGGAACATCAGCCTGATCGAGATGAAAGTCTGGCATGTTTGCGTCAGCCCTGGTATAATCTGTCTCTTCTTCGGAAGAAGTTCCGGAAGTGGATACCTGACTTTCGATGATCTGTTTGTATTCGAGCAGGAAGATCGTCTGCCCCGGATCCTGACTGATGGAAAGCCCTTCGGTTGAATACGACTTGTATCCGGCAGTTGCATCAGCTAACGCCAGATGAGTTATCATCAGAGCGTGGCACCAGTCATACAGGGTTGCGTTCATCCCTGCCGGTGCGTCAGTCTCAAGCCTGGCGGCTGCTACTGCCTTGAGTGCGGTATACGTTGTGTCGCTTTCACCGGTAGGGACATAATCACCCCGTGACGCGATAGCAACTAACGAATAGGTGACACTCATGTTTTACTTACCAGCACTATCTTTTCGAGAGTTGTTCCAGGTTCCTGATAGGTGAATGCATCAAGATACTTGGTATCATCCAGGGCTTCTACTGCTGCGATGAATGCCGCCAACGTCAGGTATACATCGACATTGCAGTTCGCCATGATTACGTCTCCACGTATTCCAGGATCACAATAGCATGTCCGGTTCCTGAAGAACTGCCGGTATTGACAGCTTTAAGATCGAGTCTGGTGCCTGCGGTGATCGCGGCTTTCCCGCTCTCGGGTGAGATCTCACCATGATACTTGACCGCTTCGCCTGCTGCGGTAAGGGTTTTACCAAATATCTTTGCCGGACTGCTTGCATCATTATACAGTTCGATCTTTGCGTCGGTTGTACTCTCTTTTACATAGGCCTCAGTCAGGTAATAGTGCAGGGTAACGACTGTGATATCAGTAGGTGCGAAGAATACCCCGTATTGGGTAATGTCAGAACCACTTGCAAGATCTATTCCTGTAGTTGCCAGGGTAGTTGTTCCGGCAGTCAGAACCGCGAACTGTGAGTTTGTTCTTGTGATCTCGGTCTGGATACTTGACAACTCGGAAGCCACCTTCTCAAGCAGCGTCCCTTTTTCCTGGCGAAGTTGTTTTGCTGTTTTGGCTGTATACGTCATGTTTTTACCCTTGATGTGATGTACTAGAGTTTAGTCCAAAAAGAGACGGGTTTTAAAGCCCATCTTCTGAAAGAATACCGTAAGCGTCCTTTACCTTACAGACAGTATCTAACCAGATCTGCACAACGGTATCATGTGTGTCGTCCTCGAAATACTGATGAGCGGAAAGCCCGAAGTTTCGCACCGTCTTCGTGGTAGTCTGCCCGTTCACAACGGTTTCGTATGTGACGGTTTCGGGGGTTCCGTAGTCCGGATCGTTGTTGTAGTACAGAGCTGCGGCAGGGTTCCGCCGGTCAATACCCAGGATATCACCGTCAGTCACGCCCGAGAAGCAGCCGTGTAAGATCGGCTTTCCTTCCATCGGCAGAGCGATCGCGTCCTGGTAGGTATTGCTAGTTACGGCTTCCCGGTATGCCGGGATCTCGGAACCGAGTAAGAACCCTTCCATCTCGTTCAGGTTGTTGGTGTGAACGAATGCATCGGTGAGCCTATATGGATATCCTTCCCGCTTCATGGCGTTCTTGAAGTTCAGCATATCGGTCATCGGTGCTGCGGTTGCTGCTGACCAGGCAGCGGTCAGGGTGATACCTGAATCGGTTGAACCTGCGTCCAGGGTTGAGTAGATGCTGGAATTCATGTACTCAGCTACCCAATACCCGACGGTTGATAATCCGTCCATGATCATATCCCGGCCTGCCGGAAGTTTCAGAGCGGATGAGTCAAACCGGATGGAAAGCCCCTCGGTTTTGGTGATCGCAGTCTCTTTTGTCAGCCGGGTGATCTGAACCTCTGCAAACCTGCTGGATGGGGTAGTCATCCGGGGAACCTGCTTCTTAGCGTCTGAACTTCTGCTGTTCTTGACGCCATAAACTACAGGCTGCCCGCCAGTGTCAACAAACGGAATGAGATCTATGAATTTCAGTTCCGGTTCCATTACCCGCATGACTTCAGAAAGAACGACGGGGGTTTGAAGGAACCGTGCATTAGTGCCTGATACTTGTACCATTTCTTATACCTCCTTATGTGCCGATCAGCACAGCCCCGCCGGTGAATCCAACGAGAATACTCACAGTAGCAGAACCAGACGCCACGTAATGGAATGAGAAGGCTGCAAGCCCGCTGTTTGCAACATCGAATACTGACAGGGTGTCAGGTGATCCGGCTGCTGCAAGCGCGTTGGATGCTGACGCATCGAGTTCTAAATTACCTTCCACGCCTGGTACGACGTTAGCGGTTGAAGCGCCAACGAGAACGGCCTTTGCGATACCGGTGACGGTTGGGAACCAGACGGTTGCAACCCGATAGTACTTGCCTGTCAGATGTGCAGCCCAGGTTGCGGTGGGGGTAGTTGACGGGGCGACAACGATCTGAGGTTCGGTTATGATCTTACCAACCAGAAGCGATCCGTTTGTCATCGCCTTAACGACAGGAAGCCCCTGGGTAGCTGCGTACGTGTTGTCTGACTGAACGTCCAGGTTTACCCATTGATCCTTATACAGCCCTGATGCAAAGGTGATCCCTTTGTCGGTGTATCCGTCCGGACCCAGTACGTTACTGGTGACGGTTGCAACCCCTTCATACAGGATGCACGTGAGTTTAACCCCGCCATCTTCAATACCTGCAATTGTTGATACTGCCATATTATCTCATCCTCCCGGTTGACATCCGCAACTCTCTTCCGAGAGCGATCGGGTCGTCCGGGTTGTCCTCTGCCTTATTCACAAACTGCTGGCCGCTCTGGCCTTTGGTTTCCGCCTTGATCTCGAGCAGCTTATTAGTAAACGCAACCGGATCACTCTCGAAAAGTTCGCGGGTTGCCTTTTCGTCTTCTGCCTTGTGAACCATACCCGGAGGGAGTTTGTTCTTCAACGCCTGCCATGCGGCTTCTTTACTTGCAGACTCTATTTCAGCGATCTTATCAGACAGGATCTTTTTGTCGTCCTGTTCTTTCTGAAGAAGTGCCTTGAGTTCTGCGATCTCGGCGTCTTTTGACGCAATGATATCTTCAGACATATTCTTCTTTTGTTCCGGTTCTTGGATCTCTTCTTTAACCGGTTCAATATTCGTAACCGTTTCAGGTTCTGAAGCCCCGCCGGTGATATCTTCAATAAATGACTTTAGAGACGCGAAGATCTCATTCAGTCTGGTTTGGTTTTTGCCGGACAGGACTTTCCCTTCGTTGGTGAACGCTTTCATACCGTTCTCCTTGTTCAGAACCACAACGCCCTTATCCCTGGGTTGGTTTGTTTCGTCTTCCTCGAAGAGCAGAATATGATGCGGTTTTACGTATCCATCCAACCGGTTCTCTGCTGTGTTCGCCCAGAACCCGGTTGATATTCCGAGTTTTCCTTCATCATACAACTTCTGTACATCCGGATCAGCGTTCCAATTCAGATCGCTCATCAGCCGTGGTCGTCCTTTCGTCTCGATGCGGGTGTTTGTCGGCGTCCCAACAACTTCTGCCCGCCTACCTGTCTCTGTGGCTATCCGAGCAAGTTCAGCAGCCGGATCTTTATCATATGCTTCCAGGTCTGGGTGATCCTGTGCGAAAATGATCGGCACGGTATCCCAATCAGAAGCGTTCTCAAAAGAGTCTACCGGGAAATAGTCGTCTCCTATCATCCGGTTCAGTTGCTGAATAATGGTCTCGTGGGCCTGAACACCTGGATCGCCGTCCGGTTCATTTCCAGCATCTTTAGGCATGGATACCTATATGGTGACGTTATTATTTATCGTCAAGTAAAAAACAGTTTTAAAATGAGTGAAAAGAAGAACTGAATGATAATTTATCGATGCTTGAAATATCCCTGAATGTTTTCGGTATCTGCTTTTACTCTGCCCATTCCTTCAGAATACCAACAGGCAGGATTATCAGAGCCTTTTCAATCGGAGTTTCATCCATGGTGGACCTTAAATGGATGTTTTTGTGGCCTGAGCCCAACCGAGGATGTTCTCTCCTGACGCGTAATTCGCATCCAGATACGACTGTATCGCCGCTTCTGATTCATACACTGCAGGCAGAACCCAGTTGATCCGGACAGACTCATACTGCCATTCAGTATACTCGTTGCCCATGTCGTCCAGTTTGGTTGCACTGGTAATACCCCAGTTGACGAGTATGTCCAGTTTGCCGCGTTTCAGTGTCCCGAAATCAGGGGTTATGGTTTGTGGTTCAATGTTACTATTTACCATGGTGTTTTCCTCAATACTTCTTCGAGTGGATTCAAAATATCTTTCAGTTTTACTTTTTCTCCATCGAGTTTTGTTTCACCTACTGCAAAATCTGAAAATTTTGGATGGTTTGTCATGATTTTAACCCAAAAACTCGACGCGCCCGCCAATACTCGCAGCGACATTCGCGGGCCCATCATGCGCATGACGGCAACCGACCCCCGCCCACGTGCCACAAATCCAATTACCACCGGCCAGCAGGACACCCGTCTGGCTAATGCCAGATTGATGAGAGTAGTTGTAATCGGTCAGGTATGTATTCGACGCGCCTGCCAATGCACCCGGCACAAACATAGGACCAAGAATATTCCCGGTGTCCCTGGCAAGTGCGGATACATATCCGTGACAGTATGTTCCTGCATCGGTGCCTGAAATATTGTCGACTCCATTGAGCGGTAACGGGCTGGTTATCGACTCATATGATCCTGACGCCATGACATCTGCAATCGTCCCAGTTCCATCACGGTTAAGGATTCTGTGAGATGTATCAGTCGTGTTATAACCAGGTATAAACTGCCAGATGTTGCCCCACAGGTTTTCTATGCCCCGCCACACCACCGAATGATAATCGTTCGCTGTGCTTCCATAGGTTCCATTGCTTGCAAGTAATGACTGAATATCTGTGCCTGCTCCTTCACCAACCTGGTTGAGATAGGTTCCGGTAAGTGCTGCTGACGTGTTGCTTGCATTCGTCCTGCCTAGTCCTAACTTGCTTTGAGAGTCAAACGATGCATACTCAGTGTAAAACAACTGTTGTAACAGACATAAGGTATGGAAATTAGTAAGACCCCATCCGGTTCCGATTGCGTTTCCTGCCGCCTCAAACTGTGCCAGTGTTCCTGATGCAGTTAGCCCGGTTAAGTTCTTCACACCCGATTTGCTGGTGAGTTTTAACCCAGTCCAATCGGTTGCAGTCAGACAGTTCGACGTCCCGTTTGTGGTAGTGGTCCCACCATTTGCACCGGCGGTATATGCCCCGACGTAAACCTGATCTACAGGACTGGCTGAATGTCCACGTTGATAAAATGCCGGATGCAAACTAAATCCAGTCGTCGGATATGGAGAAATCCACCACCGCCAATACGGATTTGAATACTCAAATTTGATATAGGTTTTCGGGATCTTCACCATCACATAATCGTCTGTGAGAGTAAGTCCGGTGCCTTTCGCATCCGTCCCGAATGTCGCTGCTCCTGCTGATGTGAGCGTGCATCGTCGCATGTTCCCGTGAATCGGGTGAGCATTGAAATAGGATTCTCTGTTGAAGTACGCTGAAGGGATTGCTGTTCCATCGGCTGTTATTCGTTTCAGGTCCGGCGAACCCGATGACGAATCCCACTCTATACCTATGATGTTCGGTAGAATGTCATTCATCCGAGCGTTGTAAATTGCGTTTTGTGTTGCCATTTAGACCACCGTAATGTTACCTATTACTGATCTCACCTGAAATTCGGTGTCGGCAGTTATGCAGATGAGTTCTACGCAGTCCCGCCTGTTTTGTGCGGCGAGATATCCAGCGGTGCCGGTTGTGGTGTTCTGGTCTCCAAAATATACTATCTGACTTGCGTTCTGTGCGATCTTCCAAAGCCCGGCTCCTTTTCCGGCTATTGATATTATTTTGCCAACTGCACACGTTGACGGGAGAGTAACGGTAACGAGAGCTGAATTGTTGCAGATGTATCCGTTGTCAACCGCTGCCGCCTGTGATGTTCCGGTGACTTCGTTCCAGGTGATGCCCGAACCGCCAGATCCAAAACGGGAATCGTCACCGGCTGCCACGGTTCCGGCAGTTGTGCCGACTGCCAGGTATGCAGCCGAACCAAGACCAAGTATTGTTTTTACTTCAGCCAGGGTTTTCTTAACAAATGCCCCTGCACCTGAAGCAACGAGCATATCATTTTCAGCAGTTGCCAGTGAGTGCAATATCCGGCCTTTTATCTGCGAGACAATTGTATTGTAGTCTGATGCATACAGTATGTCTTCGTCGTCTGTTTTTTCGTCGTCCCATGCCATGCTCAAGCCTTCCGAATTGATATGAGTTTATTCATCCTGGTTCCTCGTTCACGAAACGTAAAATTACCTAGTATTTTTGTATCAGTAACTGTTTCGAGCGTTGAAATATAATCAGACAGCGTTATGTGAGGTGAACAAATACATGAGCCACTTGTGCCCCCACTATTGCCGAATACAGCCTGGCCGAATACAGCCGTTCCAAAAACGGCAGATGTGCCCATGCAGGTTAATATGTATCCAGCTTATTTATCGTCAAGCAAAAAACGGTTTATCAGTTCTCGCACTTCGTCCGGTAGGATATGATATTCGCACGGGAACACCGCGAGAACTTCGTCGCACACGCCAACCATCAGTTTGTCGCACCCTTCCACCGGTCGGTTTATCTCGTCCATACCGATCCAACAGTACCCGTCAAAGTTCCAGAACAGGCAGTCAATACAGAGCCTGGTTTTCCGGGTGCTGGTTGGGGGGATCATACATCATCCAACTGACAGAACGAAGCAATGGATAACGGTTCTTCTATCTTTTTAAAATTGCACGGTTCACTGATCTGATCAGTGTTGTAATAATAACAGCCATACTGGTTTTTTGTTACATGTGTGCTTCCTTTTACATTTGAAACAATTATCCCTGTCACCTGACAATATGGGCACGACTCACAGGAAGTAATGACAATGTGTTTCATGATATCACCCCGGAGTTGATGAGTTTCTTTAGTTCATCATCAGTTAGATTATACTTACAGGGGGTTAATTCGTGATCACCTTTCAGTATGGCAAAATAAAACGTCGCATATTCATCTTCTCGATTTGGATTAACTATGCATCCCCAATCCCTCTTAAATACACAATCGACCGCATCTTTACCAAATCCAAACGAACACATGCGTTTTGATCTTTCTTCAACCGGTGGAATCATTCTGCATCCTCGCGAAGTACCCATTCTAAAACGGATAACTGCCCCCGCAATACCAGAATATCGGACTTCTTTTGAATGTTACCATGTAATAAAGCAAATTTAATTAGTTTTATTTTGGCTTTTATCTCTTTTTTCGTTTTCATTTCTTCCCCCGCTTCTCTTCCAGCGCCCGATTAAGGACGGCTGAAATATTCCATTTCTGATCCTTGGCTATCGTGTGCAAATCCTCACGGATTAATACTGTGGTTTGCCGGTATCGTATTCCGTCAACTTCGTGAAAGGTTGGCATTATTCCGCACCTATGACACGATCAATTTCATCCCGAATCTGTTTCATTTCCTCGCGGTTAAAATAATCAACCTCTCCACAAATATCCAATTTATAAAAATGATATTGCTTACCGTGCATCTCTTTCATTAATTCGGCAGAGACGAACATATCTTAACTATGTTATTTACAATAACATAATGCTACCTGCTATGTTATTGAACATAATATAGTGGATCTTAATTAGGCCCGATACTAAACTGTGTCAAAATGTGTAAAATTAGTAGAAACAAAAAAAAGAATTACCCAGTGAAACTATCTTCGATCGCCGTCTTTGCTACCCGTTCAATATCGCCCAGGTTCTTCCCTGCCCGTTTTGCCTGGCTGATGATATACGCCGGAACCCGGATCGTAACTAACTGATCTTTCTGGATCCGTTCGCGGTATGCGAAAGTCTGAACCGATCTGAATGAGCGATACCCGGAATTGTCTTCAGGATACAGTTTCCCAAGTTCTTGGGCGATCATGCCGTAACTCATCTGACCAACATGCAACCGGATAAACTCTTTCTCGCGATCGCTGAACGGCTGGCCTGATGCCATGTTAGTAATCCTCCGGGCCACGGTTTGGGGCTAAAGAACAGCGGCATTGCGGGTGTACGGGGCATGGCGGGCATTCATCGATCCTGAATATCTTGCCGTCCATGGCTTCACAGCCATACACAACAGAGCCGTCTGGCAATTCTATTTCTGGCCCATTATCTGCTGTGCATGTCCGGTCATCGTAACTCGAAAGCCATTTGACGTATTCAATATCAGACTCGCGATAACTGGCTTTCGCCCCTTCATTCAGGGCATACATACTTTCAGTCCTGGCTATCATTTCGGCCCGGTTCTTGTCGTATCCTAGTTCAACAAGTTGATCGCGAACCGTCCAAAGATCGGTCCCTTTCGTCAGCCCGTCAGTCAGGATAGACATCATCTGCTTTTTGGTATCGTCTGCAATTCCTTCAAAGTATGATAAGTTTCGTTCAATAAGAGCGTCAAGAGCGTTCGGATCGACAGGGACTTTTACCGGGTTGCTCTTTTTAGGTTTTGGCATGTTTTAACTGTAGTTTTGCGAACTTCCCACCCTGCTGTGCTGACAATGTCACGTATTTTTTCGCAAGTGGGCGAAAGACGGTTTCAATTGCTTCAGACTTGTATTCGTCCAACTTCTCACGTAATAGTTCAAGGTTGTCAGCGTGTTTTACCATGAGTTCTATCATTCCATCAGAATACGTTTTCATGGCTGTTTGCAGATCCTTGTTGTATTTGTCTTCTATCCAGAGTGATTGGGCTGGATCTTTGCGGGTTTTAGTTCCCATTATTCCTCAGGGCTTTGTTCAGTATCGCCTTTGCGTCGTCTTCGCTGATCAGGTGTTCCGGGTCCATCTCATTCGCTGAAATAGCATCAACTACCAGCTTAGCTTTCTGAAGCATCTGCTCTTCTGACTGTTGCCCGTCAAGTGCTGCCAGTTCTTCGTCAGACAGTTCAGGTAAGGGCAACCCAAGATCGGTATAGATCTTCCGGGCTTCGATGGTTGTGACTCTTCGGTTTGCCTGGGCAGAGTCCAGGGCTTTCAGCAAGAATTCCGATCGATCCAGTGTCGGGGCAGGAATGGTTATTTGAATAGTATAGTCAGAATATGCGTTTACCCGCAAATATGGTTGAAGCAACTGCTCGAAGGCTTCTGTTATCCAGGCGTGAGTGCCCTTGATATACGCCTGATACATTTCCCACTCGGCAGTAGATGACCCGCTGATGAGCGTTCCTGATTTGCTGATACTGCTTGAAGGTGAGAAATGATCCAGGATCAGGTTCGACAGGGCGTCTATGGTATCGGCAGCGGATGATGTTTCGGCGGTTCCAAGGTTGATGAATTCCATGTTTTCACGTAACTGGAACGCTGTGTTCTTGCTGATGTTTTTTATTATCCGCTGTGCATACGCCTTGTCATCGCCGCGTGGGTTGGTGACTTTGATCGTAAACAGCCCGCCTGCACCGGTCCGGTTTACCATTGACATCCTGGCCTGCCATGCAAAGTCTAGCATACTGATAACCGGGATGATCGGCAGGATGAGCGGAACCCCGCCGATCTTGCCTGACAGCGGATCTGTCACGAGAAAGACGTTTTCAAGTTTGGTTGAGTTTCCATACCCTTGCTTCTGGTAAAACTCGATCTCTTCGGTTGATGTGTTCAGGACAATACCTGGTAAGAGTTCGTTTCTGATGTTGGACGATGTGTTCCCGGCAGTTGCAAATGACTCAGGCGGAAGCCGGCGAAGTTTTTGCAACCGGTATTCTGATCCGTCATACCCCCACACCGGGTTAAGTAGCCCCGGACCCCATTCGGCAGTATCTCTCCATACCCGCTGAATGTTGTACCATAGCCTGACATCGGGCAGTTCTACCATTGTTTGTAATTTTGCAGACAGATCCGGATCCGGTTCGCTGTCCTGGTTATACGCTTCGATGATAAGCCGTTCGCCGAACAGGATCCGCTGGATCTTGTCCAACGCCCCTTTCAGATACACATTTTCCAGATACTTGGTGATCTTGCTGGCATCGATCTTCGGTGCTGCATACCACTTTCCGTATGAGTCGATATACAGCGTTCCTTCTTCTTTCGTCTCTGCTGTCGCCTTATTTTTTATCTGCCCAAGTTTTCCTACTGTTGCTCTCATAGTCCTGGTATCTCTCCTTCGTATCCAAAGTCCGGTATGTCTGCTTCGTATCCGAGTGCTTCTTCCAAAAGCGGTTCGTCTGAACTCTTTGCATGGCTGTTAAACCAGATGATCGCCTGCGTGGTTCCGTCCACCTGATCATCGTTTTTCCCGCGTGGGAATGATGCAAATTCTTCAATATAGTCATGGATCCAGGGTGCAATGGTTGGATCCGGAAGATATACATTCCCGGCCTGCACGTCTGGCGAAGTGGCATGAGCACGGACGACCTTTCCGCCTTCCGGTTCAACCGGTATCAACCCAGGTATTTCAGACTTTAAGCTCTGGATAACTGCCGGGCCGTTTGCCTTGTCTTCAATGAGTTTTGCATATGACATTGACCATTTTGCGGATAGAGTCTTAATTGCCTGAATGGTTGCAGGCAGGTCCAACCGTGCCCGGATCTGATCCAGCAGATACTTGTCAGCCCCGAGTCTACCCCATACCTGACCAACTACATAATCAGAAGACGAAGAATCTTTGAAAGCACAATCCCATGACTGAATTACTTCTTCACACCTTGGGGCTTGTTTGTAAAACTTCCACCAGGTTCTTTTAAAAAGCCCGCCTTCCTGGCTGGTTGGCCGTTGCTGATATAACGACTGCCACTGATACGATCCGACGACTGACTTAATTGCCTGTAGTCTCTCGAGCGAATACTTATCCGGCCAGAGTGGATCGCCGGGCAGACGTGGATCATAGTCCGGTAATGGTTCTTCGGCGATGGCAGGGAATGATATCAGATACCAGTCTTCCCCGCCTTGTTTTACCATGTCTAACAACCAGCCTGCAAGATCGTCTTCATGCCAGCGGGTGAGCGTGATCAGTATCTGGGCATCCTTTTCA